CCTCTAGGCACACACGTAATCACATTCCAAAGCACAATTCCACCTGAGTTTGGTTTAGATAAGTATATCAATTATGATATGATGTTTGAAAAAGCATTTCTTGAACCATTAAACTCATTGCTCCAGAGTGTAGGTTGGCAACTCAAAGAGCAAGCATCACTAGAAGGATTATTTGGATGAAAAAATTACTTGCACTATTACTCTTTGTTCCTCTTGTTGCATTTGCTGCAGACTATAAAATTCTGAGAGTTATTGACGGCGACACCGTTGAGTTTGAAGCTAGCTTCTTACCTGACCCATTGCCAAAAAAATTGAAGCTTCGTGTATTGGGTATTGATACACCAGAAAAAGGTCACAGAGCTCAATGTCCTAAAGAAGCTGAATTAGGAGAGAAAGCTACAAACATGGCTAAAAAGTTAGTGTTGAATGCAACTAAGAAAGAGATTATACTAAAGGAATGGGATAAATTTGGAGGTCGTGTTCTTGGCGATCTTATCTTAGATGGTAAAAGTTTAAAGGACTCTCTCATTGCTGCTGGCCTTGCAAGAGAGTATTATGGTGACAAGAAAAAATCTTGGTGTAATTAGGAGACACGATGTCTATATTATTGGAAAAGCTGAAAAAGAATACAACAATTAAAGATACAAATATCTTAAGTGAGTCTAAGTTTTTTAATGCTAAAGATATGATTCAAACTCAAGTGCCAATGATCAACGTGGCCTTGTCCGGTAAATTAGACGGAGGCCTGACACCAGGCCTTACCGTCTTTGCAGGACCTTCAAAACACTTTAAAACTGCATTTGCTTTGTTACTTGCAAAATCTTACTTGGAGAAATATGATGATGCTGTGGTTCTTTTCTACGATAGTGAGTTTGGTTCTCCTCAGGGATATTTTGATTCATTCGGTATCGACACTAAGAAAGTCTTACACACCCCAGTCACTGACATTGAACAGCTTAAGCACGACGCTATGGCTCAGCTTAACAATCTGGAACGTGGCGATCATGTTATTGTTATTGTCGACTCTGTAGGTAATCTTGCTTCTAAGAAAGAAGTAGAGGATGCTCTCGATGGTAAGTCTGTAGCAGACATGAGTCGTGCTAAACAGCTTAAATCGTTGTTTAGAATGATTACACCTCACCTAACACTCAAAGACATTCCAATGGTTGTTGTAAATCATACTTACAAAGAGATTGGTATGTTTCCTAAGGACATTGTATCTGGTGGTACTGGTGTTTACTATTCAGCTGATAACATCTATATCATTGGTCGACAGCAAGAAAAAGATGGTAATGAATTGACTGGATATAACTTTATAGTCAACGTTGAAAAGTCTCGGCATGTTCGTGAGAAGTCTAAGATCCCAGTTGAAGTATCTTTTGAAGGCGGAATCAGCAAATGGTCTGGGTTACTAGATGTAGCTATTGAAGGTGGATTTGTTGTTAAGCCATCTAATGGTTGGTATCAGCGTAAAGGCGAAGAAAACAAAGTAAGAGCAAAGGATACTTACACTAAAGAGTTCTGGCTGCCAATTCTTGCAAGTAAAGAGTTTCAAACATACATTGAAAGCAAATATAAGGCTTCAACGTCTGGTCTTATGATGAGTGAAATGTCGAGTGAAGAGATTGAAGAGGAGTTCTCCAATGCTGAGGAATGATTTATATCGACCATGGTTCTTAGATAAAGAAAAATGGGGTTTTGAGATAATTTCTGGTGAATACAAAGATGTAGTTGTTCAAATAGAAAAGCTAGATTTTAAAGATACTGAAGAAGGTAATTTGGATGTTGAATATCACGTAGTTTACAAACCAGAAATTCTATCAGAAGAAGAAACCAAAGGTGATATGTTTAAAACAACCTTTGAATTAATAGTTAATGACATTGTTAGAGAGGCAATTGACACATTAGATGAAAACACTAGAAACAACAATACTAAAGAATCTGATTCACAATGAAGAGTATCTTAGGAAAGTAATACCCTTTCTTAAGGATGAGTACTTTGTCGACAATTCACATAAAACGCTCTACAACTTAATTAGTGAGTTTGTAAAGAAATACAACAAACCTCCAACCCTCGAAGCTCTCGAAATATCGGTTCAAAATCTGTCTCTTACTGAAGGTCAGTTTACTGACGTCTCTACATTATTGAAGGGACAGCTTAACTACGAAGAAACAAATCAAGATTGGTTAATTGAAGAGACAGAAAAGTTTTGCAAAGATAAAGCTGTATACAACGCAATCCTGTCATCGATTGGCATTTTAGAAGGAAGGGATAAGCAGCTTACAAAAGATGGCATTCCTTCACTACTGCAAGAAGCACTTGGTGTTTGTTTTGATGCTTCTGTTGGCCACGACTACATCGATGATGCAGATAAAAGATACGACTTTTATCATAAGAAAGAATCCCGTATTCCGTTTGACCTTGATCTCTTTAATAAAATAACACAAGGTGGCTTACCCAATAAAACACTCAACATTGTTCTAGCTGGTACCGGTGTTGGTAAGTCCCTTTTCATGTGTCATATGGCTTCAGCTGTTTTATCACAAGGTAAAAACGTTCTCTACATTACAATGGAAATGGCAGAAGAGAGGATTGCTGAAAGACTTGATGCAAATCTACTCAACGTAGAAATAGATCAGATTAAAGATCTACCCAAGCAAATGTTTTCTAACAGAATAGAGAAATTGTCAAAAAAATCTGTTGGTAAACTAATTGTAAAAGAGTATCCTACAGCATCTGCTCACGTTGGTCACTTTAAGTTGCTTTTGAATGAGCTTAGACTCAAGCGAGAATTTCGACCGGATATAATCTTCATTGACTATCTAAATATTTGTGCTTCTTCAAGATTTAAACCAGGAGGATCAGTCAATTCATATACATATGTGAAGGCCATTGCTGAAGAATTACGAGGACTTGCTGTAGAATTTAATTTACCTGTCGTGTCAGCTACTCAGACGACAAGATCTGGATATTCTAACACTGATGTAGACTTGACAGACACATCCGAATCTTTCGGCTTACCAGCTACGGCAGATTTTATGTTCGCTATTATTAGTACAGAAGAACTCGAGCAACTAAATCAGCTAATGGTCAAACAGTTGAAAAATAGGTATAATGATCCTACGATGCATAAAAGATTTATGATTGGTGTTGATAGAGCTAAGATGAGACTCTACGATGTAGAAACATCTGCTCAGGTTGACATTCGGGATTCTGGTATAAAAATTGATGAAGATGACCTTGAGGATTACTCCTTTAATAAAATGTTTAAGCAGAAGGACTTTTCTGGTATAAAAATTTAAAGGAGATGGAATGTATCTCTCTGCTACAATAAACGAAGCTTTCGATAACAACAAGGAAAAATTTTTAGGTAAACTTACATACAAAACCATACAACGTAGACTTGGTATGATCTTCGATCATCCAAAAGATCTTAAATTTAAAGTTGAGACGTTTGGTGACATTGATGCTGAAGAGTTTACTGTCTCGGGTCTTTATGATATGGTGTATGATAAAAAATACGTCATTCTTAATTTTTCAGATCAATCAGACTCAATAACTTTGTCTGATTATACTTTTGATCATTTTAAGTTTTTGGTCTCTCAAACTATTCAACACGAAACTATTCACCAATCGCAATACGAACAACGAGAAGAAATTGAAGAGCCAGTCAAGTTAGACTTTAGAAACTTTGCTGGCACATTATCAGAAGAAAGAGAATACCTTTCTGACCTCGATGAAATAGATGCTTATGCTCATGACATAGCAATGGAAATTAAATTCTTCTATCCTACAGAAAACCCATACAATGTGTTGAGAAATGTCAGTAAAAGACGTAAGGTTCCATCTTACAGCTACTACAAAAGAATATTTAAAGAGTGTAACTGGACAAACATAAAACACAAATTACTACTAAAAACATATAACTGGATGCCATATGCCTGATCTTTCATTTTTAGATATTTTTCACTTTGCACTCTTGTTACTTACATGCTTTGCGTGTTACGTTGCAGGACGTGCACATGGTGCTTATGGGTTTGCTGTGTTACTAATATCAAACGACATTATTGATGAGAAGGCTTTAGAGAAATTAAAGAAAAATATTATAGAGGATGAAGAGTAAACTGTTGTCATAGTTGTATTAACATAGTATTATATAATCTCAATGGTAAACATTGAACTTTAACATGAAAGGAAATGAAATATATGAGTATTCAAACCAAAGTTCTAAACGTCCTTAAAACCGGTAAAAACTTCTCTGCTTCTGCTATTGCTAAGCAGCTCCGTACTACAGAGAGTACCGTAAGTGCACGTATCTCTGAGCTTCGTTCGCAGGGGTTTGCTATTTACAGTAACTCCACTAAAGAAGGAAAGACTGTTTACCGTCTTGGTCGTCCTTCGCGAGCAATGGTTGCAGCTGCATTCCAGGCTTACGGCAGCCAGGTTTTTGCCTAGTTAGTACCAATAAATCGGGCACAAACCTCTCTCTTCCTCCTCTCAGAGTGCCGCCAGAACTCGTAACTGGCACTAACCCGCCCTTGTGGC